ACCGGTGACACAGAGGCAGAGGCAGATGCAGAGAGCAGATGCAGAAGCAAGAGAACTACCTTGCCCAAAGCTACCGCATTGGGCGAGATGGAATTCGCCGTGATCTGGTCAGTCTGCGCCAAGAAGGTCGGAAAAGCGAAAGCGAAGAAAGCCTACCTGCGCCTGCGGAAGGCGGGGCAACTTCCGGACGCGACGGTCATTCGTGACTCTTTGCAGCGACTCCAACTCACCGAACAGTGGACGAAGCAAGGCCGGCAGTACCAGCCGCACCTCGAGGCGTGGCTCAACCGTGGCGGATGGGATGACGAGATACCGAAGACAAACGGAGGCGGCAAGGCCCAATCCAACCTAGCCGGCCTCGACGCCGACCGAATCGCCAAGTATTCCACCGGAGGAACCGTGATCGACAACAGCGAGCTTGAGTGATGGACCGCGTGAACGTACCGGAGCTTCCAGGCTGGGACCCGAACCTGCCATTTGTCGAACCACCCCCACCAACGCCAGAAGAGATCGCAGAAACCAGACGAAGGCATCTTTTCGAGTCCGCTGGAATTCCTCCAAGGTATGCCGCCGTGACCGACCAAGTTCGTCTGCCCGGTCAATCCGACGAATGGAATGGAGAACCGTGGGCTTTGACTATTCTTGGCCCAGCCGGAACCGGGAAGACATGGATAGCCGTCAGACTTTTGATGAAACTGTACGACGGTTTCAATCTTAGGAGGTACGCAACTTGGCCGAAGTTCCTTGATGTTTCAACGGCTATTGAATCGATCAAGTCGGAGTTCGGCACAGACAATGACGGGAAGACGCTAGATGCGCTAATGAATTCGTGCCTGCTGGTTCTTGACGATCTCGGAGCCGAGCGCGAAACGGACTTTACGAAGGATCGAGTGTCCGCTGTACTTCGCAGTCGATACAACCAAATGCTCCCGACAATAATCACCTCCAACGCCACAAACCTAGGGGAACTCGGGGACCAGCGCATCGCCTCAAGGCTTTCGGACGGGCTTGTCATCACGTTGAACGGAAAGGACAGGAGGGGAAAGAATCCATGACCCAGACCGACCTATTCGGAGAAGCTCCCCCGTTCGTCATGATCCGCCGAGACCGCAAGTCCGACCCGGCAAGCTCCCATGCGGCGGCGGACGAGATCGCAGAGACAGCCGAAAACCAGTGCGCCCGAATCCTCAAGGCCGTTCGAGCCCACCCGGATCGCACCACCCAGGAACTCCACGCGGCCACCCGGATCAGCGTCCACACCCTCGGACGTAGGCTCCCGGAACTCAGGACGAAAGGGCTCGTCTCGAATCCGTGGTACGGCGAGGGAGTCAACGCGATGAGGCTCCGGCGGTGCGAGGTGGGCAATCGGCTGGCCTTAACCTGGCGGGCGGTATGATCAACGCCGAGGTGCAATGCGTCTGCGGAGAATTGACAAGGATCGAACGTCCGGAGGAAAACCCGTGCGCCGTCGAGTTCACTTGCTTCGCTTGCATGAGGCTGATCAGGGTGACGTTCTCGGACGTGATAGAATCCGAGCCACTGTGTCCCCCGCCAACTCGGACCCACGATGCTGACCGTTAAGCAGGAGCGGTTCGTCAAGGAATACCTCAAGAGCGGGAACGCGAGCGATGCTTACCGGAAGGCATACAATACCGGGAACATGAAGGCCGACACGATCAAGGTCAAAGCCTGCGAACTGTTGTCGAGCGGTAACGTGGCGGTAACTGTCGAAAGGTTACGCGCAAAGGTCCAAGACGCAACGGTTTACACCCTGGCCGAGCACATGAACAGGCTCGAAGAACTTTCCCGGCTCGCAGCCGAGGCCGGTCAGTTCGGACCCGCAACGAAAGCCGAGGAACTGCGCGGCAAGGTCACTGGGTTCTACGTCGAGCGGGTAGACCATACGCACTCCGAGCCGGTGACGATCACGTTCACCCTGGACCGTCCGCACGCCGATGGACTCGAGGGAGATTAAGTGCCGGCGTCCGTGGCTGGCTCCATACCAGCTCGAGGCGATCTTCTGCCCGGAACGCTGGAGCCTGATCGAAGCGAGTACGAAGGCCGGGAAGACAGCCGGATGTCTCGTATGGCTCGCAGAGCAGGCGACCGTTTACGGCGGGTCCGGTCGTTCCTACTGGTGGGTCGCTCCTGTCTATCCGCAAGCCGAGATCGCTTTCAACCGGATGAAGCGCCTGCTGCCGAGAGAGGTCTACAAGAGCAACGACACGGAGCGGCGAATTGAACTCATCAACGGCTCACGCCTATGGTTCAAGTCAGGCGAGAAGCCAGACAACCTATACGGCGAGGACGTATACGCTGCGGTCATTGACGAGGCTTCACGTGTGCGAGAGGAATCCTGGCACGCCCTGCGATCCACGCTCACCGCAACTCGAGGACCGTGTAGGATCATCGGCAACGTCAAGGGTCGAGGGAATTGGTTCTACCACATGGCGCGTCGTGCGCAACGTGGCGGCAAAGATATGCACTACGCCAAGATTACCGCTCGGGATGCGGTTGCGGCGGGGATCATCACACAAGAGGAGATTGACGACGCGCGAGCTAGCCTTCCTCCGAACGTTTACCAGGAGCTATACGAAGCCGAGCCGGGTGATCTCACAGGGATCGTCTACTACGCCTTCGGGATCGACAACTACGCACCGGATCTCGTTGATGATGGCTCCCCGCTGATGATCGGCATGGACTTCAACGTGGACCCGATGACAGCCGTCGTGGGCCGTCGCGTGGTAGACGAGCTGCACGTATTCGACGAGATCAAACTGCACAACTCCAACACCGAGCAGATGGCCGGCGAGATCCGTAGCCGCTGGCCGGATCGCAAGATCACCGTCTACCCAGACCCATCGGGAAACTCCCGCAAGACGAGCGCTCCCGCCGGCCAGACTGACTTTGCGATCCTGCGCGACTTCGGCATGACGGTCCAGGCCGCGAAGACAGCTCCTCCCGTGGTTGACCGCATCAACGACGTAAACGCTCTCTGCCGCAACGCAAAGGGCCGTCGCCGCTTCTACGTCAACGCCTCGGCCTGTCCGCACTTGACCGAGGCGATGGAAGGGCTCACGTACAAGAAGGACACCAGCATTCCGAACGAATCGTCGAGGGGCTCGGATGGAGCGCAACTCATCCACGTAACGGATGCGCTAGGCTACCTCGTCCACGCCGAGTTCCCGATCATCTTGCGTTCAAGGAGCTTCGCCGCATGAGCCTGAATCAACTGCTCGGAACCATCGTCGGCGCCTGGGCCTGCATCACTCTCGGGCTCGTCATGCTCACTGGCGCGTATGGGATCGTCCCGCTCTCCGTGGGCATCGGACTGGGCGCGGTTGCGTGGATCTACTCGCGGAAAATCTACTTCGACGAGGTGTACGGATCGCATGAGGAGAAGAAGCCGTGAGCATATTCGAGGCATTGGCTGCACCACGGCGAGCCCGTGAACTGGCGAGCGTCAAGAAGGCAAGCCCATCGCAGCCCATGGGTGGCTGGACGATTCCCGACGGCGGAACCCGAGGCGTCATCAACATCTCGAACAAGGACGTTGCGCCGCGAGATGCCGTAATCTATGGATTTAAGGCATCTCCATGGGTCTATGCCTGCGTTGACCGGACGGCGACGGCGGCAAGCTCAATCCCGTGGCGGGTTGAGCACAAAACGGGCTCAGGTGAGCGCGATTGGGAACCGGACCCGAACGACTGGCGAGCGAAGCTGCTGAACTACCCGAACCCCTACATGTCCTCGAAGGAGCTGTTCTACTGGGCCTACGCTTGGGGTGCGCTGAATGGCAACATGCTCCTGCGAGCCACACCCGGCGGGGCTGGCTTCGTCGAGCTCCTGCCCATGTCTCCGGTCAGCGTCGAGCCCGTACCGGACAAGATGACCTGGATTCGTGGGTACAACATCATCGAGGATGGAAAGGTCAAGTACGCCTTCGGTCGAGAAGAGATCATCCACGCCAGGCTACCCGATCCGCTGAATCCACTGTGGGGACAGGGCCGACTACAGGCAGCGTGGGCATCAGTCAAGGCGGACACCTCGAGCGCGAACTACCGGAAGACGCTGTACGAGTCCGGCGGCGTACCTCCCGGCGCGATCACGGACAATGCGCTGACGACTACCGAGGCGCTCGAAGCGGCGCACAACCAGCTCAAACTGGCCTGGCGCAAGAACTCCACAGAGAACGTCCCGATGATCCTCGGTAGTGGAGCGCACTACCTCCCGTTCGGCTTCTCGGCCTCGGACCTACAGATTCCCGAGGACCGACAGTTGACCGTGAACGAGATCGTGACCGCTTTCGGTTTCCTGCCGGCCATGTTCGACAGCAGCGCGGCGACGTATGAGAACCTCCGGACCTCGGTCCGCTTCATGTATGACAACGCCGTGATGCCATTGTGCGACCTCATGAGGGACGCACTGAACCTGTTCCTCCTGACCGAGGAGGAGCGCCAGTCCGATACGGTCTGGATAACGTATGACCTGTCCGCCGTCCCGTTCTTCCGCCAGGATCGGCAGGAGAAGATCAAGCAGCTCGGGGAAGGCATCCGAAACGGCATCTCGCGGAACGACATGGTTTCGATCCTCGAGCTCGGCGTAGAGGACGCGGAAGGCGGGGACGAAGTGTTCATCGAATCCGGCCTGACGCTACTTTCCGAGGCGGCTGAAGGGGCAGCAAGCGTGGCGGACTCCAAGTTCCAGTCCGTTCCGGGTCAGCAGCCGATGCCGGCGGACATGATGGACAAGCCAGAGGAACCCGTCGTGCCAGCGAAGCCCGAGCCCGATGCGCCCGAAGAAGACTAGCGGCCCGCTCAGCGACGTACCGGAAGAGGCGATCTTCTGCCGGGCGGACGAAGCGTGCCATCGGCTGGCGAAGCGGCTGGTTCCGCACATTCGCAAGAGGTTCGAGGCGGCTAGGGATTCGATCCACCGTCCATCCATGACGCTCGCCGTGATGCACGGGGACGTTGGAGCGGCTACG